GGTCCAGACAGTCTCCAAGTCTGCTGTCGAGACTGCCGACATCCCGTTCCGGTTCCTCCCCCCGCTGATCGACGGTCTGGCGTACAAGATGTCCACCCGCCGTCCGGGGATTGACCCGGGACGTATTACCCTCCTGAAGCAGGAGTACGAGGAGTCCTTCAACTTTGCCCTTGAGGAAGACCGGCAGCGGACGTCCATGAAGATTCTGCCCCGGCTTGGTTACCTCTGATGGCAACAGGACGTAGATCAAATGCTATCTGCGACCGGTGCGGATTCCGGTGCAAGTATATCGAACTCCGAAACGAGGTCGAGGTAGGTGTATGGGTCTGCCCAGAGTGTTATGATGGGGCGTATAACAGGGTGAATCATCCGCAGAATATGTCAAATCTGGTGACGACTGACGACCCATCTCTCGACCATCCGCGTCCTGATACGACGGCGGATACGTCTGCAACTGATTCGTCGTGGACACCGGATATGTCATCCCCGGCGTATCATAACGGACAGGTAGATTAGCCATGGCACTCACATATTCACAGCTTCGGGCTAACATCATTGCCTCGACGGAGAACGACGGTCAGGAGTTTGCGGACCAGATCAACCAGTTCATCAGCCGGGCTGAGGCACGTCTGACGCTCGATCTTGACGATGCCGGGCTGACCAGCCATCAGTATTCTCAGGTCGTGGCGTCAGACCCCTTCGTCACCCTCCCTGTCGGATTTACTGTCGTCCACTCGATGAACATCACGGCGAACGGGACCCGGATCAATCTGCTCCAGCGTGACGTCGATTTCATCGCCGACTACTGGCCTATCCGTGCGTCGGTCGGGACCCCGAAGTACTACGCCCTCTGGGACGATACGACGGCTATCGTTGCCCCGACACCTGTCTCCGCGTTCCCGGTCGAACTGGCTTTTGTCGTCCCCCCGACGGCCCTGACCTCGGCAACCCCGACGAACTACTACACGTCCCAGACACCGAATGCCCTCTTCTATGCGTCGATGGTGGAGGCAGAACTGTTCAACAAGAACTTCGACATTGTTAAGATGTGGGCTGACCTCTACACTAAGGAAATTGAACTACTTCGGAACCGTGCCCGTCGTGCCCGGCGTGACGATCTGGAACCGCACAATCAACAGGCTAACAACGCCAACACGATTAACGGAGGCCCCTGATGGCTATCACGTCTGGTATTTGCATCAGCTTCAAGAAAGAAATTTTGCTGGGCGAACACGATCTTGATACGGATGCCCTGAAACTTGCCCTGTACACGTCGGCTGCCTCGCTGTCTGATGGGACGACGGCGTACACGACTACGCAGGAAGTCGTTGGGACCGGGTATTCTGCCGGTGGCGTCACCCTGACCGGCGTTGACGTCACGGTCGATTCGTCCGTGGCTGTCGTCTCAATTACGGATGCGGTAGTTACGGCGGCGACGATCACGGCCCGGGGTGCACTGATTTATAACTCGACGAATGCGAACAAGGCTGTTGCCGTCTTCGACTTCGGGGCTGACAAGTCTTCGTCGAACGGTGACTTCACCATCCAGTTCCCGGCTGCTGCTGCCGCCACGGCAATTATCCGCATCAAGTCCTCGTAGGAGTAAAAGATGGCTTTGGTCGTCAAAGATCGTGTCAAAGAACAGACGACAACGACCGGTACCGGCTCTGTAACTCTTGGCGGGGCAGTCTCCGGTTTTCAGACTTTTGGGGCCGCAGTCGGGAATGCGAACACGACGTATTACGCCATCGTTCATCAGACGGCAGATGAGTGGGAAGTAGGTCTGGGGACGTACACCGCCGCCGGTACCCTGCTGTCACGCGATACGATCCTTGAGTCAACTAACTCTGACGCGGCTGTAAACTTTTCGGCTGGGACGAAAGACGTCTTCGTTACCTATCCATCCGACAAAGCTATCTATGCTGATGGTTCTGGCAACGTCGGTATTGGTACTTCGTCACCTGACCGACTTTTTGAAGTTGATGAAGCCTCTGGAGATGCGTATATACGTCTCAGAGCTTCAGACACGGGTGGCGGCGCAGATACTATTTTTGAAAATCTATGCGCTGACAATGGTCAAAATAACTACATTTACTTTGGTGATCTTGACGACGTAAACATTGGAATAATCCGGTACAGTCATGCTAGTGATTTTATGTCGTTTACGACTAATGCTACAGAACGTATGCGTATCACCAGCACTGGCAACGTCGGTATTGGGACGAGTTCGCCCGGCGGTGATCTTCATATTCAGGGTGCAGTAGGAAACCAAGTTCGTCTTTATCTAACTGATGGTGACGCAACGGGCACTGGCAACTCGCTATTAATTTCAAAGAGCGGAACCCTGTCTTACGTCTCCGACCGACAGGCGGGGAGCAGTCTTTTTTTTGGAACTGCTGACACCGAACGTATGCGTATCGACAGCAGCGGCAGAGTCGGTATTGGCACCAGCAGTCCCGCTTCTCGCCTTACAGTGTCGGACGGCTCTTCTGGTCTAACTCCGTTTTCTGACACAGATGTTTTTATAGATTCAAACGGAAGCAACTACCTCCAGTTTGGTTCGGGAATCAGTTCTTCACCTGCAATCTACTTTGGTGACTCCGCAGACGGAGATGCTGGTGGTATTATCTATTCTCACGCCACCGACGCGATGAGTTTTAGAGCAAATGCTGCCGAGCGTATGCGTATCGACAGCAGCGGCAATGTCGGTATTGGTACTACGTCGCCCAGCACTAAGTTGCATGTTGTAGATTCTACGACTGGTGGACAGCTTATAGTCGCCAGTACTGGAACTGATTCTGTAGACAAAGTTGGAACCTTTGCTACGCAGCATTATACAAACGCAGAAGAGCCTGTTCTTGGTCTGGCAATCCAATCTACTTCAACCGAAAATAAAGTTTTCATCGGCGGGGTATTTACCCAATTTAATGCCGCTACTGAAATTCGTTTCTATACAGCGTCCAATAATACTACGCTTGGTGGCTCTGAGCGTATGCGTATCGACAGCAGCGGCAATGTTCTTATTGGGACTACTACTAATCCCGCTTCGCAGAGAATGGCCGTGTTAGGAGGAGGAGTACAATTTAGCGGCGGCACTTCTGCACAAGAAGGATTACGTATTCAGAGAGCCTCTGGATATGCAAGTATTACCGGCATTAATAATAATAATAACGCATTTAATGCTATATCATTTTTTACCGGCGGAACAGCAGCTTTACACATTACTACCGGAAATAATGTTGGTATCGGGACCAGCAGCCCTGCCAAGCAACTTGAAATTACCAAGTCAGCCCGTGCAATAATTACCAGCCTGACAGATGCAACGTCAATTACATCTGACTTCGACACAGCCCAGAACTTTGCAGTAACTCTTGGCGGCAACCGGACACTGGAAAATCCGTCTAATATTGATCCGGGCCAGACAGGGTCGATATTTGTCGTGCAAGACGGGACCGGAGGCCGTACCTTGTCGTTCGGCAGCTACTGGAAGTTTGCCGGGGGTACTGCCCCAACACTCTCGACTACTGTTTCTGCTGTGGACCGTATTGATTACGTGGTATATACATCTACAGCCATTCATGCTGTTGCATCGTTGAACATAAGTTAAGGAGAATCCCATGGCTGCCATTTGGTCTATTGTTCAGCTTGACTACGCCCTGTCTGAAGACGGACATACAGATGTTGTAAACAACTCGCACTGGCAGTGCATTGATTCGGATACCTCCGGTAATGAGGCACGGGTCTACGGCTCTGTCGGCATCCCGACGGACGATCTGTCAAACTTTATCCCGTATGCCGACATTACCGAGGCACAGGCAGTTCAGTGGACGAAGGATGCACTAGGCGCGGAAGAGGTTGCATCTATCGAGGCAAATGTTGCAGCCCAGCTTAATCTTATCGAGAACCCGACGGAGGGCAGCGGCACCCCGTGGAGTTCGTAACCCTGCCGCATGGAGACGATGATGGGAAAAAATGAAAAGACCCCCATCCTCATTGATGATGTCGAGTATCAGTACGAGGATATGACCCCGGAACAGCAGATTATGGTCAACCATATTGCAGACCTTGACCGTAAACTTGCTTCTGCCCGATTCAACCTTGATCAGCTAGAAGTAGGTAAATCTGCCTTTGTCAGGATGCTGACTGACTCTCTGAAAACTGAGGAATAATAATGTTTGGAATGTCGGCTGTCTCAGAACTTCCGTTCTCGACACAGGAGAATGAGGCAGCCGTCACGATTACCGGACTATCCCTTGATGCAGCTATCGGTACGCTGACGATCAGCGGCCAGTCTGTCCTTGATCTGACAGGACTTGGGCTGGACATTGACGAGGGAACTCCGACCGTTGTCATCAACGTAACGCTTCAGCTTACCGGAGAATCACTGGATGCACTGGCCGGAACTCCGGTTGTCGATGCAAAAGCCTCGGTTGTTCTGACAGGTCTGTCTGCCACTATCGACAAGGGGACTGTGACGGTTACCGGGGAGGCAGTAGTTGTTGTGACCGGCGTCTCTGCTGATATAATACTCGGACAATATCCGGTCTGGATTGTCGTCCCTCGCGGGGAACCGGAGGTCTGGACCACAGTTACCGACGCATCAGGCGAAACATGGACCACGGTGGCTGCCGGGTCCGGAAACACTTGGACGAACT